TGCACTACTTAGCTACACACTTTTTTATTTGAGGAGATAAATATGCCAAGTTATAAATTACTATCACAGGGTAGTATGAAGATTGACAAGAGCAACAAGATACAAGATAAATACTTCAGTAGAATATTATATCTTGCACCACACAACTTAGCTGATGGCAAGCGTACTGTATGTCCATATGCTACAGTTGCTAAATGCCATGAGCCCTGTTTAAATACTGCCGGTATGGGTAAGTTTTCCAATGTACAACAATCTAGAATACGTAAGACTTTGCTGTTCTTAGATGAGTATGATACCTTTATGGAGTATTTAGTACAAGACATCAACAAGTTTATTGGAGAGTGTTACAAGCTTAACAAGATACCATGTGTCAGGCTCAATGGTACTTCGGATATACAATGGGAACATCAATTGATTGATGGTAGGAATGTATTTGAGATATTCCCTGATGTATTGTTTTATGATTACACCAAGATACCTACACGAAAAGTTTCACATATCAAAAACTATCATTTGACTTGGAGTTACTCACAAGCTAACGACAAGTATGCTGAGTTATTTGATGATGTACAATGCAACAAAGCTGTTGTATTTAGAAAAGAATTACCTGATACCTTCCGAGGTTTCAAAGTAATAGATGGTGACAAACACGATATGAGATTTCTTGACAAGTCTAATGTAGTAGTCGGGCTGACTGCTAAAGGACCTGCTAAGAAAGATTATTCAGGGTTTGTTGTTGATAATATAATAGAAGCGAGGGCAGTAGTATGATAATATTAAATTACGAAAGTAAAAAAGAGTTGAAAGAAAACATTGGTAAACCATTAAGGTATACTGAAACTTCTTTCTTTGGTGAGGAGTATAAAAGCAATGGTAGATTTTCAGGTTGTAATAGACCACACGACCCAAGAGGTACTGGAACTAGAGAGTTCTTTGCCGGTGTTACAATGGTAGATGATTTAATTAGTGAGGTAGAGTAATGATAGACTGGTCAGCAAGTGTAATAAAAAATTTAAAAGGATATATCGAAGAAGTTATTGAATATTCGGAGGAGATAGATGGAATTAAAGACGAACTTTATCGTAACCATCAAGCATCAGAAGACAATCACAGATATACAATGGACCATATTCAAGATGAATATGATAGAATAGAGAGTGATCTACAAGATGATTTAGATTCATTTCAAAATCAAATTGATGAACTAAAACAAATGATTGAGGACTTACAAAAATGAGTAATGAATTCAGAGAACAAGTATTAGAATATGTAAGTGATACAGTAGGTGAGATGTGGCAGTTAGAAACACGACCTGACTTAGAAAAAGACTGTATTGATTTTATAGTAGACGAGTATGTTGATGAAGGGTTTTCAAAAGATGATTTGTATATAAACTTTTTAATGATAAAGTTTCTATCTAATCATTGTAGAGATGCAGTATCATCACAAGATTTAGAATATATGGCACAACAACAACAAGGAAATAATACATGAAAGCAATATTAATAAACGTAAAAGACCAATCAATAACTGAGGTAGAACATGATGATACTTTAGATAATATTTATGATCTTTTAAACTGCAGAACTTTTACTGTAGTTAGGATTGATGAAACAGATAGTATCTATGTAGATGATGAAGGTTTGTATGTAGACGATCAGTTATTCTTTGAGTATGGTGGGGATGAACAAGCTGCTAGATTAGCAGGTAATGGATTGATATTAGGTGTAGATGATGAAGGTAATTCTACTAGTCCTAATATAACTGTTGAAGAAGTCCAAGGTAGAGTAGGCTTTTTACCACCACAATACAGATGGTAGACGTTGAAGTTTATGAGTATGACTACAATGATACCATGGTTAAATGGTATTGGAGTGATCAAGTAAAGAAAAACTGGAAGACTTGGAAACCTAAAGTTGAAGATGTATTATTAGTAGACTTGACAGGCAAGAAGGAAAAAGGTATAATTGCCTTAGAAATTTTTGAAGGGGTAATGGATAGAGAACATCCTAAGAAAGTTAAACCAAAAGGAATATATAAAGTAAGGAGATAGATGGAAAGTTATTTAGTAGAAGTTATAGATGAAGAACATGAGTCTTGTGTTATAATAAATTTTGCAGAAAGTATACAAGAACTAGTAGATAATATAGTTTGTATGGATCAATTTGTATTTATAAAAAGAATCAAAAGAGTATCTGACAATGAAGAAATTAAACTAACAAAAGATGTAATAGACTTAGAAGACTTAAGAATGTACAGGTTATTAATTGAAGATGAAGTATCACTAAGACAAACATTAACAGACACAGAAGAGGAACAAAGTATACAATGAGAACAGCTAATAAACAGATAGATCATAAATCTAAGACTGGTTCTAGAGGTAAGAAGACTTCGATTGGTAGAGGGAATGTAGGTTACTCTACTATGCCGAAACGTAAACGACAAACCTACAAAGCTTATAGAGGGCAAGGCAAATGAAAACTAAAGAACTAGAAAAATTATTTAAAGATAGATTAGCTAAAGATGGCATAGATAAGAAATGGATGGATGAAAAACTTATCTTTGTTGGTTTGGATGACGAAGATACCAAAGATGATTGACATATCAAATGCAACACTAGATGTTATACAAGCTATCAAAACAAATAAAGAAATACAGTTTGTTCATAGTGGCAATGTTCTTTGTACTGTTAAGCCTACTGCTTTTCATGGAGACTTTGATGGTATTGTAACAGACAACGAACAAATAGATTTTAGTTATATAGATAAATGGTTAGGAATTGTGGAGGAACGATGAACATATTTTATTTTAACAAATGTCCAATCAAAGCAGCAGAAGATCAACCCGATAAGATGCTAGTCAAGATGCCATTAGAAACAGCACAGATGTTATGCACAGCTCATAGAGAGCTTGATGGTGATGAGTATGCTGATGCTAATGGTTTATACAAACGAGCATACTGGAATCACCCATGTACTATATGGGCTAGAGAAGCTAGTGGTAACTACGAATGGTTATATCAACACTTCCTTGCTCTATCTTTTGAGTACACATATAGGTATGGTAAGCAACATGCAAGCTATGTTAAGTTACACAAAGCATTAGCTAAATGCCCTGACAATATAACACAAAGTAAAATGACTAAGCTTGCACAAGCTATGCCTGATGAATACAAACATCCAGACCCTATCGTTGCTTACAGAACATACGTAGTCAATGAAAAGCATTATGCTAAATGGGAGAAGGGCAGAGAGCAACCTAAGTGGTGGTCACATGACAGAGTATGATGTACATAAAATGTATGAAGAGCAAGTTGAAAAGAATAGAATCACTTCTCTGCATGCAAATCATGGAGTGCTTGAAGTTAGATATGCTGATGGTACAATGGAAGTCTACAAAAAAAGTAGATGGAGAAGTAAATTAAAAAAAATAAGGAGAAGACAATGAAAATTGTAACAACACTAATAGCACTATTAACACTAGTGGTTGGAACAAATATCTTTATCAGAGTACAAGAACAAGACAGATTAGATACTGCTTTGCTTTTGTTAGATGAAAGAATTAATTCTAATCAAACAACTATTACAAACATTGAAGATTATATAGTAGACACAGCATTAGACTTTGAGAAGATGCAGTATATTATGATGGACAATATTAAAGATGTAGCTACATCATTAGAAAAGCATGAACATGCACCAGTATACATTGAGAAACCGGAAGTTCCTGTTGTTAAAATTACAACTGAACCTGAACCTGTAATTAAAGACGATGTATTAGAAAGAACATACAATCCTGAAACACAATTACATGTACCTAATCTTCCTCGTCCTGTTGTTTCGTGTCCTCAAACAAACAATAGACTAGGTAAATTTATTGAAGATGTTCCGTTACGTAGAGACTATAAGTTTTTTGTTACGTATGATATCTTTAATGATACTGTAAGTAATGTAAGGTTTGACAAGAAATTACCTAGCAAATTAAAAACAGCTATGATAAAATATATTAACTCGTTTACAATTAAAGGTGATGTAAAAAATTGTAAGCTATCAATTAAAGTATTGGAGAATTAAATGCAACAAGAATTTTATAGATTAACAAGAGATGAGTTCAGGCAATGGGATGTGTTTTGTACAGATAATGGAAAAGAAATGTATGAGAACAAAGATAGTTATGCTGTTATATACATGCCTAAGTCTGACAGTTATCACTTGTATGTAGATCAAAAAGAACAATCAGGTATGCAAAACTTTTTACAAAAAATGCTTGCATATGATTTGTAGAGGTGGTATAATGCACTTACTCAAAGACATGACCTTGATATTAAAGGCTTTCCTTGAGTCATTAAGTAGCATTAGCCCTCTAAACTCCATCCTCCTCAAGGAGCTACTTAATTCAGTTATCTGAGGTGATGGGGCAACTGACTCATAGCCCCAACTTGAAAAAGTTAGCTATGGTTTTTATAATACTGTTAAATAATAAAGGAGAAAAGATATGGCAGTAGTAAATGGAACTGCGTATTGGGCAAGTATTAAAACACCTAATACCAAATTTGAGCCGGTGTACACAGTCAACCTAGTGGTTGATGATGATACCGCAAATGATTTTGCGTCACGAGGACACAAGATCAAACAGATGGATGAAGGTCCATCTATTGTTATCAAAAGAAAAGTTAACGGACCTAATGGAATGGTTCGCACAGCACCTAGATTGTTAGATGCTGAGAAGAATGAAGTTAATTATTCAGTTGGTAATGGTTCTAAAGTAAGAGTACAATACAATGAGTACGAAGGAGAAAATAAGTATGGACCTTATTCAGGTTTAGATTTACAAGCTATCCAAGTACTTGATCTTGTAGAGTACAGATCAGAAGATGGTGCAGAACTGTTGGATGGGGAGGAATTCTAATGGTAGATACTCCACAACTACAAGGTGCACCAATCACAATAAACCAAGAAGATGGTTCTTCTAAGGTTTATGACACAGGGTTGTTATCACCTGAAGCACAGCAGGCTGTAGATATGATTGCCTTTATCGGAAGATTAAGACAAGTATTAGATTCGTCTGGACAAGTATTCAGTAATGTAGTCACAAGTAACCTAACCGAAGAAGCTATGGTCGAAGAACTAGCTACGGAAGCAGAGGTTGTTGAAGAAGACAATACTGATGAAGAAGACACTAAGTAATAGTGTTGATAACTCGAGGGCAGGTTCTCATGGCTTGCCCTCATTTTTTTATGAGGAGATTAAATGGAGAAAAGCAATTGGGAAAAACACAAACTACCCTGCCCTAAGTGTGGAGGTAGTGACCCAGTATCTACAAATACAGATGGCTCAGGTTATTGCTTTAGTTGTACCCACTATTTTAAAGACTATCAACAAGAAGTTGATGGAAATATTGTAGACATGGCTACACATAAAGAACCTAGTACATTTTTAAATTCATACACAGGAGTCTTTGGTGACTTAACTGATCGTAAGATTAGTGAGAATGTCGCAAAGAAATATGCTGTGCGTGTAGTTTATGACAACGAAGGTAAAGTAGCTAAGCATATCTATCCTTACTATAATAGTAATGAGATTGTTTCTACTAAGACACGTACTGTAAGCACAAAAGGTTTTACAGTTGAAGGTGGGTATGAAGGCACAGGTTTATTTGGAGAACAACTCTTTGGTAAAGGAGGTAAGTACCTCACGATTACAGAAGGTGAGTGTGATGCAATGGCTGTGTATGAAATATTTGATAAGAAGTGGGCATCAGTTTCTATAAAGCGTGGTGCTCAAGGTGCAGTACGAGATATAAGAGACAGCATAGAGTTTGTTGAATCGTTTGATAATGTTATCCTTTGTTTTGATAATGACAAACATGGTAGAGAAGCAGCACGTAAGGTTGCCCGTATTATAAAACCGGGAAAGACTAAGATTGTTACTTTGCCTGAAGGATTTAAAGATGCTAATGCTATGCTTGAGCAAGGGCAGTATGCACAGTTTACGAAAGCTTGGTGGGATGCTAAGACATATACACCATCAGGTATCATGGAACTATCAAGTGCCAAAGACAAATGGTTGTACCGAGAGCAGAAAGAAAGCATTGCTTATCCTTGGGAAGGATTAAACAAAAAGCTTTATGGTATGCGTAAAGGAGAGTTAGTTACATTGACTGGTGGTACAGGACTTGGTAAGTCAAGCATCACACGAGAACTTTCTCACTACTTAATCAAGCATACTACAGACAATGTAGGTATCATAGCCCTTGAAGAAAATTGGTTAAAGACTGCTGATGGTTTAGTTTCTATTGAAGCTAATGATCGTTTGTATCTTGAAGAGAAACGTAAGAAGTATACAGACGAGCAACTCACAGAATTATTTGATAGAGTTATTCAGAAAGATAAAGTATTTATTCATGCTCATCTTGGAGCTACAGATATCGATGAGATATTTTCTAAACTACGATATATGATTGTCGGTTGTGAATGTCAATGGGTTGTAGTAGATCACTTACATATGTTAGTTAATCAACTTACCGAAACAGATGAACGTAGAGGTATAGATAATCTTATGAATCGTTTGCGTTCTTTAGTTGAAGAAACTGGTGTCGGTATGTTTTTAGTATCACACTTACGTAGAGCAGCAGGTGATCGAGGACATGAGCAAGGTATAGAAGTATCTCTTTCTCATCTCAAGGGATCTCAAGGTATATCTCAACTGTCTGACTGTGTGATTGCACTAGAACGTAACCAACAAGCAGAAGATGAAGTTGAATCTAATACAACAAAAGTTCGTGTACTTAAATCTAGATACACAGGAGATACCGGATTAGCTTGTAGCTTACTTTATAATTCTGATACTGGTAGAATGAATGAAGTCACAGATGAAATGACGTTAGAAAACTCACCCTTTTAGGAGACGATATGAAAGAAATTGTATTTGATATAGAAGCTAATGGTTTAAAACCTGATAAGATTTGGTGTATTGTAGCCAAGCCTTTAGGTCAACCTGTTGTTTCGTTTGGTCCGAACAAGATCAAAGAAGGTATAGAGTATTTAAAATCTGCTGATTCATTAATTGGTCATAACATTTTAGGATTTGATTTACCTGTGATTAAAAAGTTATACAACGAAGACTTAACTAACTTAGTAATAAAAGATACATTAGTAATGTCTCGATTGTTTAATCCAGTACGAGAGAATGGTCATAGTTTAAAAACATGGGGATACATTATCGGGTTTACTAAAGATGAACAACCGGAAGACTGGGATCAGTTTTCACAAGACATGCTTAAGTATTGTCAGAAGGATGTAATCTTAAATGAAAAAGTATACAACAAACTTTTACAAGAAGGTGAACAGTTCGATGAAGAATCTATCAAGTTAGAACATGGTGTTGCTACAGTCCTGAAAGATCAGGAAGATTTTGGTTTTGAATTTAATCAAGAGTATGCCATGATGTTAGTAGCTCAACTCAAAGAACGTATGTTTAAAGTTGAGAAAGAAGTACAACAAGTATTCAAACCTAAGATGGTAGATGTTAAACAAGTGATACCTAAACTCAAGAAAGATGGTACGTTATCTAAGTCAGGCTTGACTGTTGAAGAATATGACAGACTTATTGTTGAAGGAGATTACTTACCTTTTATGAGACAGAAGTTACAACCTTTTAACTTAGGTTCTCGTAAACAAATTGGTGAGTATCTAACAGACTTTGGTTGGAAACCTAATAGGTTTACTCCAACTGGTCTTCCGATCGTAGATGAATCTTCGTTGGCTAAAGTAAAAAACATACCGGAAGCTAGGTTGATAGCAGAGTTTTTATTATTACAAAAACGCATAGCCCAAATTGATTCGTGGATATTAGCTGTACAAGAAGACAATAGAGTACATGGTTTTGTTATTCCTAATGGAACAATTACTGGTCGTATGTCTCATCGTGCTCCTAATGTTGCACAAGTTCCTAGTGTTGCTAGTGAGTATGGTACAGAATGTAGATCATGTTGGACAGTACGTGATGGTTATAAATTAGTAGGTATAGATGCAAGTGGTTTAGAATTAAGAATGCTTGCACACTACATGGACGATGAGGAATACACAAATGAAGTTACAGAAGGAGATATACACACAGCTAATCAAAAAGCTGCAGGACTTAAATCAAGAGATCAGGCAAAGACATTCATCTATGCATTTATATACGGAGCAGGAGATGCTAAGATTGGGAGTGTGGTTGGAGGAGGTAAAAAACTTGGAGCAGAACTTAAGCAACGCTTCCTCGATAATAACCCATCACTTAAAGTCCTTCGAGACAGAGTATCTAGAGCAGCTAAACGAGGATACCTCAAAGGATTAGATGGTCGTAAGATATTTATTCGCAACGAACATGCAGCACTTAATAGTTTATTACAAGGTGGTGGTGCAATAGTTATGAAGAGAGCTTTACTTATGCTACAGGATATGATAAAGTTACAAACTTTAGATGCTAAGTTTGTTGCTAACATTCACGATGAATGGCAGATGGAAGTACGTCAAGATTTATCTGACCATGTAGGTGAGTTAGCTATTGAATGTATTATTAAAGCGGGAGAATATTATAATCTTCGCTGTCCGATGGATGGTGAATACAAAGTAGGAGATAATTGGAGTGAAACCCATTAACAATATAAATAGAAAAGGAGACTTAGCTGAGTACTATGCAGTTACATGGCTATGGGATAATGGTTATGAAGTTTTTCAAAACTCAGGATGTACTGGTCCAATAGATATGATTGCAATGAAAGATGGTGCTACTACTTTCGTTGATGTTAAGACTATGTCTAAAGATAAAAAGCAACCTCAGTACCGAGGTAAGATGAGTCGTACAGCAGAACAAAAAGAATTAAATGTAAAGTTATTATTATTTCATCCTGACACAAGAAAATTAAGATGGGCACGACACGGAATAAAAGGGAGAATACCTAATGCAGAAAAAACAATTAGATAATTTAGTACAAGATATTTACAAAGCACTCTCACCTCTATCCAAAGGTGAAGGACTCACATTATCAGACGAACTTATAGATTCGTTTGGTGAGGATATGAAAGATGCGTTACGAGGTTGGGCAAAGAAACAAC